CCCCACAGTATCCTGCAGGGGGTTTACTATATATATGCTATGCGTTTTAACTGTATCACTCTTGTGATACAAACACATCACTCTTGCGATGCACCGTTATTATATTATCTTTACATTCAGTTGTCAATTACTGAATACGCTCATCCATACTGCAAACTCGCTCATAGTGGCACTATTCATAACATGTGTATCATCGTGGCACTGAATATCAATACTTCTTTTGGTTGGATCCAATTGATATGTGAATATTGGCATGCCATTTGCGGTTTGCATTAGATCCATAATACGGTTTAATTCCGCAAATGCTATGCCATAATTAACTGAGGGTTTTACTACTATATGCACGGATACGCTTCCTTACTACTGCAAATTCCTTTTTGGGGGATCTCGCTGGTTTATCGTTGATTTCGCTTTTTACTTCTTTCATTTCAGCCCGTGCATTAAGCAATTTAACGGCTGTTTCATTAAGCATAGTAATTTTAACATGTCCTAATGGATTAACTACTTTCCAGAGACACCAACCATCAGCATACTTTAGTCTGCGGAATTCACTCTTGTAGAAGCGTTTTGTAATGTATTGAATATCATCAAAGTGATCTGGATGTAGTGCATAAGCGAAAGCAATTCTTTTAGCATGTTTGCATAGCCAGTCATGACTACGGCTGTTGTGGTGGTTTTTACGCCACCATTTTTCATATTGGCGTTCGCGGCGTGCTGCTTGTTTGGTATTATCTCTCATACTAGCACCTCAGTGCTTACACTGTCCTGATAATCATCTTTACCATAGAAGCGGCGTGTAACTGTCTCTTTGATTAGTCGTCCATCACGAACTTCATAGGTAATCAACATTTGCATTTTTACAACACCATCATTTTGACGGAAAATTTTATCATAAGGCCATTCGTTCATTTGGGGGTTCTCCTTTTTAATGTATACTATTTATTAATAGTGCAATACCAGCAATCATGCTGTATATAATCACTCCCCAGAACAAACATTTGCCTAGGAAGTATCCAATCTCGTGTCCAATTTGGTATGGTTTACTGTAGATTTTAAACGGTTTCATTTTTATTACCTTTTTATTACCTTTGGTGTACTTGGGTATACCCTTAATTTTTGCATACAACATGTAGTCCTTAAATTCAATTTAAATGACTTCTTTTGACTATATACTGTGCCTATCTGTCAGTGATTTCCTTATCCGCGTGGCGGCTCAGGAATAGGCTTATATGGTTTACTGAACTCAGCCCAAAAGCGGATATCCGCCGCCTGTTGCTTTTTGTTGTCTAATGCAGGAATGCTTATGGTTTGTTTTGGTTTTTGAACTGAGTCCAAATACGCAAGATAACTTTTAACAGCCATTGACATTTCTAAATCAGCTGTTCGTGCAATCCAATCATAATGATGTACTTCTGCTTTTACTTTTTCATTTTTATATGTCGCACTTTCAAGTTTACCAATGATACTATTGCAACTCTTACAAGTGACGCCTCTGACATGCCATGTAGTATGACAATGCTCAATCACAAGATCGTATTCAGGGGTTTCAGTTTCAACACTAATACCGCAGCACTCACAGATTTTTTGTAGTTTGCGTTCCTGCAAATTAATTGCATCACTGGGTTTAACAATATATGATTTGCAGATCTGATATATTTTTATACATGAGTCTTTACCACAAAACTTATACCAGTCATCAGCATATTTGAAACGCCTGCCTTGACTTAATTGATGTGATCTATTACATACAGTACAAACTGAGTTTGATTTCTTCTTATTTGAGCTCATATCAGTGTTTTTCTTTCTTTGAGTTCTTAATTAGTTTCATATCAGTGTTTTTCTTTCTTTGAGTGTAGTGAGTATTTGGATTAGATCTAATACTGATCATTGATCATATCATGATTAAAAAAAGATATAATATTATTATTATAATAAAACTCCTTGTGTATACTTTCTTTTTTAGGCATATTCAAATACTGCATCTTGTGTGTTCTCCACTATCTGTGTATAATCAAAGTCTACATGGTATCCAACCTCTGACTGAATAAATGCACTTAAATCCTGCATATCAACTGGACGGTTGCTGCTAAAGCCATCATGCTCTAGGAATATTTTAATTCCTTCAAGTGCAGTGTAGGTTTGGATTAGATCATTTACACGGCGTTCCTCACGGAAGTATATGCTCCACTTGCGGCTGCTGGTGAATGTTTCAACCTTGTGCTTGCCTGTTTTAGTTAGTTTAGGGCTTCCATCCGTATTATAAGCAAGTATTACACGCTCATTGCTTTTAATAAGAGCCCACATGCTTCTGATATCAGTGATTAGTTCACTGAGCCAAGTGTTGTGTTTTAGTAGTCCAATTGCCAGATCATTGTAATCAAGCATACGGTATAATGCGTGTCTACTATTGGTGCTAATACATGCTCCTGCAAACAGTGCTGTAATTACTTGCTTTGCAGTTTTAGGTTCAATGCCTACGGCCAGTGCCAGTGTATCACGAATAACATCTTTATGTGCAATGTAATCCTCAATAACGCTGAGACCGGCTCCGCCTTGTTTTAGATATAGTTGGTATAACAATGTTGGTGCTGCTGTTTTAATATCATATATGTGTTTAAACCCGTGTTCTGCAAACAATGCCTGTCTTTGCTCACTGGGAATGTTTTGTAGCGGGTTCCAGAGCCTGTGGCTGCGATCCTCATATTCAAAAACACCGCTAAACTGATCAGCAAAGTTATCTTTTGCCCAGTTGACTACAATGCGTTTTGTGCTTTCAGTATTGTTAATATCTAAATCAATACCCAGCATATCTGCTACATATCTAGCACCACTCTCGTTGAGTTTATATTGTTTACAGTAATGGCGCTCATAATCGTAAAGATCACAATGTGTGATAAGCAACTGTCCTTTAAGCCACTTGCTGATATCTTTTTGACATTGTCCAAAGTATTTGCGGATAAATTTTACGCCTAGTGGACGGGCTTTATCTGTGCGCAGTGTAGCAACTGCCATGCCTAATGCATTATGGCATCTGCGTTGTATTCTTGGATCATTAAAGTTGGGGGTATACATTTTTTGCTCTCCTTTCTAACATATGTGTATACTATCTATAGTAAAAAAAGGGCCGTGTCAAGCCCTTTATTCATCATCCCATGATGTATCAAACACATCACTCTTTTGTAGGCTACGAGCAAGACGGATATCATCAGGTAGTCTTAGTATAATGCGGTAATCGTTTTCAACACCCTCAATAAGATCAATTCTACCCTTAGCGTATAGACCCTCAATTAGTCGGTCCAAGCACCAGTTATGACGGTCAACAAAACTGCGGTAGATGTGGGCATTACTCATTGGACCGTTCCAATGTTCAATGCGGTCAGCACAGTCTTTCATCATAGATTTTACTGTAGTTGGTTTTGGATCATTGCCAACTTGGTGTTTACCTTTGGGAAATAAGCCAGGGTTCTGTTTATAAATGCGTGGCATATTTTTTAAGATGCCAACCATGTCATGTCTTTGGTCAACATCTTGTATAATCTGCACACTGCGTAGTGGCCGACCATCAGCATCCAATTTTACCTCACCAGTGTGTTTGTGAGTTTGTGGATCCATGGCGTTTTCTTTGATCTTGAAGATATTCATTCTGTTGTCTCCTCTTTCAATAGTCTTGTGCAGTATTCTTCCGGAACAAGATCCAAAAGTAATCCCATACGAATTTTAGCATCATCATTGCTATGAAAACCAAGTTTACCAATACAGATATTATCTGAACCTGATTTAATCTCTATCATTATTTTTTTGAATTGTGTATATGTCATTGTCTTTTTCCTTTGTAGCGTAACCATCTGTTACATCTATATTTATAACATATGTGTATACTTTGTCAACCTAGAAAACCGGATTTCCGTTGCAGATCTGCAACACTCAGTGAAAAAAAAGCCCCGGCATTCGCCAGGGCTGTCACACTCGTGACTAAGTTGTGAGATACTGGGAATGAATAAGAAACCTGTATCTCATGGAGAATGCGCAGCCTAACTGTGCATATGATTGTTATACAATATTTAATCCGCTTTGTCAAGAGTAAAGGCTCCAGGTAATGAGAAAACCTGGAGCCCCGCTGTGTAAACAACTTCACAAAAGATGTAGATGACTCTAGGGCATAAGATGCGCGGTTTAAGTTACCTTAAAATAAGGAGAAAACTAGATAACGGCTTGTAATCATAGTTAATACTTCATCTACGGGTTAACAGAAAAACTAGCAATTCCGTTAACAATATTATTTATAGTATCAGTGAAGTTCCCTGTCAAGAAGTTTTTCTGGAAACAATTCATTATATTGCGTACACCAACTCTTAAATTTTGTTTCACTGACATTTAACATTTTTGCTCGTTTATTGTCACTGAGGTCAGGTAAACCTATAACTCTTTCAAAATCATCCAGCACATCAGTTAGTCGTGCTTTGTTGCTGGCCTTGCGTCCAACATTCAGTTTAACCCCATCTGTCTTAACTAGTAGTTCAGGGTTAATCCAGATAATAGTATAATCATTATAGAAATCTATATCGTCAGGATCCATACTAAACACTACAACATTACGCTTTAGTGAATGATCCATAATCATTCCAGTGTATTCACCATTGGGCAAAACTTTTGGTGTATATGAAAGTAGCCATATAACGGCTACATGATCAGTACGGTATCCAGTACTGTATGTTTTTAATTTCCAGTTAACTTTTGCTCTAATACTATCGGGGGTCTGGGTCATAGTTTCCTCATACTAATTGGATTGAACTGTTGTATTCAATACCAGTAATATTTATAGTATTTTCCTGGGTTAGTTCCATTTGGGCTACACGGAATAGTTTTGGTGTATCCCAGCCAAAATTAGTATCTTGCACACCAATAATATCGCCGCATTCTACTTTAAGTGCAGTGTGTGGTGCATCAAATTTAATAACCATCTGATAACGGCTTTCGTTCATCTGGAAGTCACTGATACTTTGCACTAAAACAGGATCATCAACCAAGTCAAGTCGTATCTGTCCTTCCAGTGTGACGCCGTTGTCTTCATTTCTATAAGTGCCATTATCACTAATAACAATATCATCATTATAGTTGTGATCACTGCCCTTATTGCGGAATACCGCGGTCATCTTGTTGTATTTGTTTTCTTTTGCTGGTAGATCTATGCTGATTGGACTCAGTATTTCATCGTATGTAAATGTTTTAACGCTGGTTTCATTTTGCTGTTTAATGCGTAGTCTATAGCGACCATTTTGGAATACTAGGATGCCATTCATACTCTCAAGTATCTCACCAACATTGTTGTATACGGCTGTACCAGTGCCTAATACACCATTGATCTTAAAATAACCGTTAACTTTAGTTCTTGCAGCTTTAAAACTATCTAAATCAATATGCAATCCAGCACTATAGTTTCCACTGCCGTCATGATCTAAACCTTTACCATAACGCTTACTCACCAATATGTCGTAAAGCACATCAACTGGATTTTGATCATTGCCTACAGTATTGAAACTCCGTGTAGTTTGTCCACTGCTGATAGTGCTGACATTCTGAATATTTTTACCATTGACAACCGCAGTAATCAGTGGCAAGCCACCTTTATATGAACCTGCATTTGCTTTTAATTTTAGTGTTATATATGCAACACCACGCAAGCGGTGGTTACTGGTCCAATTAGTAGCACCAACACTGTCCCTTAATACAGTATCATAAGCCTGACTGTCGCTGCCACTATGGTATATGATGTAAGTGTCAGCATCATTCAATGCACCAGCAAAAGGTGTTTCTGTTTCTTCAGCAGGTAATCCATCGCTACGGAATGTCTGTAGTCTAATGCCATTGCCAGCACTAGTAGTAGTGCCGCCGGCGGCAACATCCCATACAAGTTTGTCATCAAACCAAAGTTGTCTTATATCACCAAGTTCGCCTTCGCCCATTGACAGGACCATGTTTAGGTATTGTGTGCCTTTGATATCACCAGCACCATTGGTTGTTTCAGTATATGTTCTATTACCACCAACACGAGACCGGCCATAGATTAAATTAAGAGGTTCGCTGTTACTTGCAGTATTAACCATGACAGCGCCAGCACGCTTTTGCATGGCTTCCATCTTCTTTTCCATAGCATTCTGTTGGATGCGGCCAATTACATATGTAATAGCTAATCTTACTAAGAAACTACCTACTGCTGAACTTAAAATAGGTGCTAGAAATGGCATTTAGCGTCTCCAGATTGATTTAATATCGATAGCGCCAGGACTAAATCCACGCAAACCATCTTCACACATCATATACAGTACACCACCTAGTGCAACATATACTTGTGGCCATTGTGCGATACCACTAACAACATAATCGCCGTCTTGTAGATCTTGTACTTCATTATAACCATTGCCAGCAAGCCAACCAGTGACGCTGATAAAGTTTTTGTAGAATTTAATTGCTTGTATTCTATTGCTGTATTTGTGCTGAATACTGGCTGTTTTAGTTGTACCGTATCGTGCATCGTGCCAGTTAACAGGGAATAGCATACAATCATGGCGTCCCCATTCATAACTGTGGTGCGCATAACGGCTAATAAATTGCGCAAATTTTAATTTTTCATCATTTGTCATTATTCAGGTTCCTTCCATTCCACGGATTTTTGCACCTCTACTGCGTATTCAAAACCCAAATCACCTGGAAACAGATTTTGTTGACTGGTATCATTGGTATATCTAGCACTGATTTTGCTGAAGTCAGTCCAGTTATTACTTGTTTCAATTCTTACCGCTGCGCCAGATTCACCAAGTCCATTGGTTACACCTGCTTTATTAATATATCCATTGTATACTTCAACACTATTAACATATACATCGTGGTTATAATAGGCACGATGTATAATCACAGGTTTATCTACATAATCAATTCCTAATATAGTTTTAATAAAAGGATCACTGTCGCCTGGTAGCGGATCAATACCAGCAATTGTAATACTTAATTTTTCAATTTCAAATCCAATATTTTCCTGCACACTGTCAATACTCAATAATGCGCCAGCACTGATGTAGGTGTACCCGCCATAACTAATATCCCATGGTGCGTTGGTAATGTAGTAGCCAACACCTGCACGGATGGCTACTAGTTCATAATACTGGACAACAGCTTTTTCGGTCTCAGTAACAAGACTGGGGGTCATATATCTTGATGTCATTTCCAAAAGTCCAAATCAAAACTTACAGTTACATAGTAGTAACCATCTGCGCCAAGAGTATAGTTGAGTTCATCACTGCCTAAACTTACAGTAATTCTATCTGGTGTGCTCCAGATCTGATCACCTGGGTTACCTTTGTATCTAAAATCATTGTAAGCAACACGAACTGCTAATTCACCATAAACATTGGCATCATTGCTATTTACTGCTAGTGCAACCCCACCATTTCTGCTGATGCCTACACCAATTAATTGTCCTTCCGGAATTGGATTACTTTCATTACTGGTATAACCTTCAAGTAGAACTGTTCTTTCATCAACCCAGCGTTGAATTGTTGGGCTTACTGTGCTAACACCATCATAACCTGTTTTTGGTTGCCAGTGGCGCCATTCCCACCAATTTGATGGTTCATTATAAAAATCTTTAAAGAAGAACTCAAAAACGGCAGCCTGTCCTCTTGCCAAGTGACTTGCAGTTAATATTTCATTAAACTGTTCTTCAGTTAGTGGTTGATATTCAACCTCCATAGTCCAGCGAGCATAACCACCACTCCGTATATACTTGATGCCGCTTTGGCTCATAGTTTTAACACTTGGCTGGTTCATTTTAACCTTGATACTCTTATATGGAATTAGTGGCCATGTTTTACCTGCGCTATAATCACTGGTTGTATCCCATTGTGCATTTAGATCAAAGTCATCTTCCCAACCGGCAATATCTGCTGGTGTTGGTGCAGGTGGCACATATTCGCTTGGTAGTGGATCAATATTAATTTTAACACTGTTTGGATATACAAACAAACCGCCATCATTTATAGTAATACTAGCAATACCATTGTTTCCAGCATTTTTATTGAATGTTAGATCTGGACGGTTTAGTGGATCACTATCTTTTAACAATGTATTAAGAATAGTTAAACCTGTAGCACCTGGCAAATAACAATAGTCGCCCAGTCCCGCACCATATACATAACTGCCACCACTATTCTGATATGTAAATTGCTTATTGCTTGGAATTAGTAGGTCAATATTTGTCACAGTGCAGTAGGGTTGTTCTATACTACTGTTCCACTGACCTATTTTTACAACACTATAATCACCGCCAAGAATAAATGCACCCAATGCAGTGTATGCAAAGCCTGCAGGAGACATTCGTGCTGGGTTAATTGTGTTTATTGTAATATTTGCTTGTGAATATTGGTCAACAGTAATTTGAACTCTGTTTGTGCAAGCACGATCAACATACAACTGCGCTCTAGGCGTACTGCCAGGTGCACCTGCTGGTGTATCTGTTTCATACTTTGCCCAAAACAATGGTGATGTACTTAGACTTGTAGTTAATCCATCAGTGCTACTCCAGATACCACCGCCACCAACACTGCTTACCCATGCACGAACTGGTGTTGGTCCAATACCTGCTAAAAAGTCATTGACTACACGAGTTAAAATAGTTGAATTGGTTGACCAAACATCAAATGTTGTATTTGGTGCAATAACTGAAGGATATGGTGTTACAGCACTTGCATAATATGTTTCATCCAGTGTTGCTGGTGTACTATAACCAGCGTCAGTGTAGATTTCAAATCCAGTACCTGTGCTACCATTTACATAGAAGTCAGTGTTGATGTCATTAAGTGTTCCAGTGTCACCCGCTTCAGTAAAGTTGTGACTTAGTCTAAAACTGTCACCATTCTCAAAATCATTTGAAGTATATGTGTATGCTTTAACACCATTGCCATTTTTAATAAAGAATATGTTGCTGCTATAAATTACAGTGCCTTCACCAGTTAGTAGTGGATCAGTTAATCCACTGTCATTGTATAGTCCAATCTGTGTGCCAGAAATAACATCAATATATACAGGTTTTGGCCAGGATAACCCACCTGTAGTATTAAACATTTTAACTTCTTCACTATCGCTAAAGCTACTGGTATCATCTATAGTAACAGTGTAAACACCGCCACTTTCAGTAATATCCATCAGATGACCTAGGTAATTAACTTCAGCAACAGTAAGCGGCCACTCGCAGAAATCGTACAAGCCAATACCTGGACGACCTGCTTCATCATAAAATTGGTTAAATTTACTGATGTTTTCCATAATTGTGTCAACATCATTAACTGGGGGTGTGAATCCGCTCCAGTTAACAATATTTCCATCAATTACATCTTGTATGCGTTTTTGAAATCCAACACTAGCGTCACCTACATAGTTTGGATTAATATAATGCGTACCCGCATTATTTGGATATGTGAATATTGATTTCATTAGTAAATTCCTGCCTTACCGCGTCTGTTATATGCGTTCTGGATAACGCCTTCGATGTCTTGTTTATGCTCTAGAATAAACTGTGTACCTGTGCTAGGGTCAATTGCATTTATGTTAAAGTTAACTACTAGTGCGCCGCCACCTTCACCCATTGGTGTAATATTTGCTGGACCAGTAATAAGTTCTGGACCTGCTTCACCAACAACACCTAGTTTGTTTGACGGCAAATAACCACCGCTAGCAAAGAAGCCGCCAAACAATCCACCAAAGAAGTTGCTGATACCGCCCCATAGTCCACTGAAGAAGTTGCCAATGCCGCCAAACAATCCACCGCCGCCGCCAGCGCCACCGCCAAACAATCCACCAAGTAGGCCGCCGCCGCCACCCATTTGTTGACCTAGTGTTGGAACCTGAATGTTTGTTCCCATAAACATGTTGCTCATCTGGTCAATCATTGGTTGGATAAGCATTTTTTCAAGTATCTGTGTTAGCACACGGTTAGCAAAGTCTTTTAGGAAGTCTGCAAAACTATTAAATGCACCTTTGCCTGCCATAATACCCTGTGCGATACCACTTGCCATACTCTTGCTCATTTCTTCCCATGTAGACTTAATAATACCACTTGCAGTAATAGTTGAAGTCTGGAAAGTATCAATTGAATCTCTTGCTTTGGTTAGTTGACGACTAATAATATCAGCACTTACGCCATATTTCTTAGCAAGTGCTTCAATTGCACTGGTATCGCTTAGTGTAGCATTTAGGTTTTCCCAGCGAAGGCGTTCTTCACCAAGTTGTTTTGCAAGTTGTTCACTTGCACTTAATTCTTCACGCTTTGCCGCTGTGCTAGCCCGTCTTGCAGGTTCCATTAAACCAAGTGCAATTAACTCCTTATTGCTAACTTCGCCCAATTCTTTTAATTGACCGATGAGTATTGGATTCATTGCCGCTTCTTCACGCATCGCAGCCAAACGACCCTGCAATGCTTCCAGTCTGGTTGGGGTGCTTACTGCGTTTAGACTTGCCATAGCCGCAGCATATTGATCTAGGTTAATAATGCCAGCAGCCAAATCTGCACTTAGACGGTTAACAGCCAAGCTCATGTTAGTTTGTGAAGTAACTGCTTGACCTGCTGTTTCAAGCAATTGTCTATAATATTGTTCGAATTGACTTAAATTGCCACCTGTATCTTGAATTGTACCAGTTAACTGACTATATTCATTACGGTTATCAGCGATTGCAGCTGATACTGCTGCCATCTCTGCACGAAGAATTTCATTATCAAATACATTGCTTTGTATTTGTGTTCTAAGTTGTGCTTGAACAGCCGTTAATGCTTCAAATTCACTTCTATTTCTATTAATAGCATCGCTTATACCAGTTGTTACACTTGATAATAGTGTATAATGCTCGCCAAATTTCATCAACTGCTCACCGGTATCATACAGTGACAGTTTAAGATCTTCTAATGCTAATACTTGCTGTTCGGTTAGATTTTTTCTATCTGCTAATGATGCTTTAACTGCTTCATATGCTGCTGCATTCGCCAATATTGCTTGTGTATTTGCGTTTTCACTATTCAATAATCCAGAATTTGCTTCTATAACTTTTTGTGCTGCTGTCTGTGCTGCTGTACGAGCCTCGGTTAATTGACGCTCTGCTGCGGTTGCTGCATTTGCTGCTTCTTGAGTCGCTCTTACGAATTCATCATTCTGTGATGCACGGCGTGCTGCGGCTTCAAGCATAAAATATGCTTCGCGATAACCATCAATCTTAGACTGTGTTGCTGCTATAACAGATTCTGTTGTTTGCCCGTTGGATTTAATAGTAGAATTAAGATCATTAAGATTACCTTGTAATATCATAATCTGTTGATTATAGTATTCTACACCCTCAGCATTACCTTCTGCTTGATATCTTGCTCGCATTTCTTCCAAAAACACAAGGTTATCCATTAAACGCTGTTGATTTTGCAGGAATCCTACTTGACGGAGGTGACCATTTTCTACTGTGGTTTGTCCTGCTGCTTGTTGTTCTGTTAAACGAGTTAATTCGGCTTGAAGTTTTGTAATTTCAGCCAATGCTTGTTCTTGTGGTGTAAGTGAAACAGCTACCTTATCAAACAGTTCTGGTAAACTTCTTAGAACAAATCTATATGTTTCTGTAACACCAGATAACTCACCAATGCGAACCATCATACGACCAAACGCATCACTTGATGCTTGTTCTAAGTCGCTAATTGTTGGTTGCATTTTCTGGAAAGATTCTCCCAATGCAGTTGAATTCAATAGCATTTCAGCGAATGCTTGTGAACTTAATTTGCCATCAGCGGCCAAGGCGCGTAATTCACCTACAGTTCGGCCACTCTCACGAGCCATAATAACAAGTGCTTGTCCCAAGCCTTCAACAATACTGTTAAATTCATCACCACGAACAACACCACTATTCATAGCTTGTCCAAATTGACGGATAACGCCACTAGCTGTTCCAGCATCTGCACCAGCAACTGCTAATGCCTGTGACATTTTAGTTGTTAATTCTTCAACTTGTGCAGTGCTATAACCTAGATTTTCAGTCGCTGAACTTAATTTACTATATAGATCAACGGTATCTGCAAAACTTGTACGGTTTTGCACTGCCAATCCTTGCAGTCTAGTCATTGTTGATGCTAATTCAGTGCTTGAGTTAGTAACAAGACTTAATCTATTGCGATAATTTTCAAATTGTTTAGTAGCATCTATAGCAGATTTAGATACTGCTGTCATAGCAGTTGCAACGGCAGTAACAGCTAACGCGGCCGGACCTGCAATTCTTGTTATAGAAGTAAGCCCGGTGGCAGCGTTAGTTGCTCCTGGGGAACTTCCGATTTTATTGAGATTTTGTTCTACTCTGCTAAGGACACGACTTGCGTTGTCCTTAGCAATAATATTAATATCATAATTGATTGCCATCAGCGTTGTTTCCTTTTGGCTAATTCAGCCTTGCGTTCGTAATATTTAGCCCAAGCACGAATTTCGACGGAACTCAGTTTTTCCATCAGCTCGCTGACTGGCATATGAAGTTGTTCTGCTAATTGGAACAAGAAGAATATCTCCTTGTCCTTGATTAGTTTCCCAGGTCAGCCTCTTCAATATCCAGGCTATTCATACTATTAACAACACGAAGAATTACACTGGGATCAACTTCGTTCATTAATATTACTTTGTCTGCGCTCTTGAATAGACGGTTGCCATCTGCATCAACTGCACGAGTGATTAGGCTTTCAACAAGTGCTTCCACTTGCTTGCCTTCAGCGTGTAGTTTAATAACATTCTGCTCCTGTGCAAAACTTACTACGGGCTTGAAATAGATTTTTGTATCCCACTCAGGCACTTCTACACTTTTCATATTTTGTGCAAGTGCTGCTTTGAAGTGTGATTTTGCGTTGTCGATTACGCTCATTTTAGATTCCTTGTTTTGTTTACTGCCGGCATTACTATGCCTCTGGGTGCTTGGCTACTAGTACCAGTATCCAATACACCAATATATGGAACATTGTTTCGTTCAATTTGGAAAGTTGGAGATTTAAACAATTGCTCTCTGTATGTATGCTGCCAACCTGCTCTGGCTCTGCCTGTATTACCAGGGGTAGCAGATATTAGGTTAGCATGAAATTCTCTACTAGTAGCAGAGAAGTCACGGCCAATAGCCCTAGTAAGTTCATTAATAACTCCTTTTGGCGTACTGGCCATGACTCTTTACTCCTGATTAAGCAGTTTGGCTGCGTGTTAGAGCGCCAGTGCCTTGGAAAGTTACTGATGCGCTAACATTTTCTTCTGTAGCACCAGTGATTTCTAGAGCAGTAACGATGATATCGCCACTGATCTTCCATACGCCTGAGCCTTCACCTTCTGGATATAGGTCCATTGTGTAGGTGTTGCCTACAACAACATCGCCATCCTGACGGTCCCAAACAACATCAAAACTACCATCAAAGGCTTTGAAAGTTGTTGAGTATTCGCGATATGCTGGTGAATCGAAGTTTGTGCATTCGATTGTGTCTACTGACTCGTTTAGTGTATATGATGTTAGTTGCGCGATTGCTGTGTCATCCGCCTTTAGAACACCATTTCTACCTTGTGTACATGCCATGATTATTACTCCTATGGTTACATGGTATAGCAATAACGCACAGTGTAAACCAATCTCATACTACCGTATGGTGCTGCTTCACCTGTTTGTATTGCTTCTATTCTGGTTAATAATAAGTCTTTTGCATTTTTATTTAAAGTGCGATCTTCAGCCAATTTATTATCGATACCCTCAATAACTGTATTGAGCTGTTGATCACGATTTTTACCTGCAACATAAAGAACTAGTTCTACTTCCATTATGCTTTCGCCCATGGTGTTAGCAATACGAACTCGTTCTTCACGCATTGATTCAACGCTCACTGCGGGGAAGCCTGTTTTAGGCAACTCCTCAGGGATAATTGGATCACGACTTACAACTCCAAGTTTTACAGTGCGGATACTCTTGAGTGCCGCATATATCTCTTGGGCTATATTTTCTCTACTGCTCATCTGTATAGTCTATCCTGGCTATATTCTGTAATCTCGCCACTGGTTGTTGAACCATCGCCATTGGTATCATATTCAATACCAAGTGCAAATTGTAGGTCCATTTCTTCAGCAAAGCGTTCTTTGTAGAATTTTAGTTGTTCCAGGAACACATCATCAACACGGAATGTTGACAACTTGGGCATGATATATGTGCATAATGCACGGTATACAGTTGCCTTAGTCCACTGACCAGCAGTTAAGCGACTACGCTGAAAGTTTCTGCCATCGTGATGTTTGTTGTAATAACGAACCTGAACCTGATTAACTACATCAGTCTCAGCAAGTGCAAGTTCATCACTCCAATCATCAACACCTTGGTCGAAAATCTCTGGAGCATATTGTTGTAGGTCATTGTTTGTTGCAAAAGACATGCTATTTCTCCTGAATGTGGGAGGATATCTTTACCCTCCCACTAGTTGTTCTATTAGGCTGTTAGTAGGCGAACAGCGCGGCTGCCGTCTAGTAGACCAACGCCAGCGTGTAGTGATGCTACAACATCGGCGCCAACTGCTGCTGCACGGCGTTGTGCTTCAACATTAACATTAGCGAACATTGCGATACGAGCAGCGTCTGCACCGAATACGCAACCATCTTGTGCTGTCATGTATGCTGATTGGAATACGCGGATGCCACCAACTGAACCAACATAAGCGTTAGCCATTGCCATGTTCTGTAGGTCTGAACCTGCGTATGCTGCACTACCGATTGCCTTCATTAGGCCAGCGGCTGCTGCTGGTGATAGAACTGCTACTAGAGCGCCCATTTCGCCGTTGCCGCGGATAACTGCTGCTGCGTCGAATAGTGCGTCTGTGTCAACTGAACCACCAGTTGTGATTGTGTCAGTGATGCCAGCGGCTGCTAGAACTGCTGAAACATTGGCGTCAAATTTTGCAGCAACAGCGTTACCTAGAACGCGGCCTAGATCTGCTGGGTTTACACCACCTAGATCACGGATAACATCGCGAGCAGCGATGATATTTGCTTCGATTGTTACTTTGTTTGCACTAACACCTAGTGCTGTGAAGTCTTCAGCGTCATGTGCGCCTGAAGTTAGTTCTTCAGCAGTTACACCGTTGAATACTGGGATCTGTGCTGAGAATGAACCACTTGCAATCATTGTCATTGGGACAAGACCACCAGTGATGTATAGACTGTTTTCTTGCGCTGTGTAAACGGCAGCGGCTTTAGTTGGGACCATAAGTGCGTCTAGGTCGTATGCTGTGTTAAATGCCATAATATTAAATCCTTTTGGCTATGTTTTAAACTTTCCCTTCCATCCGCCACTTTTTATAGATAGCACGATGTTCAGGATTGGTCATATCTAATGACCGTAGATCCATCTTCTGATGGTCTACTATGTTACGATTGCCTTGTGAATCGGTGCCGGCTGGGCCAGCATTACGGAAGTAAGTGTTTGAACTTAGGAATTCATCAACGAGTTGTTCCACTGTCATTGGTTCTGCGTTGTCATTATAGCGGATTTGTCCGTTCGCATCTTTAACAATTGCATTTCCATTACCATCAAGAGCCAATTGTTCACGCAATAGTTTAGCAGTTTGTTCTGGTGCAACACTTTTCAACTTGCTAGCGGCGTTGATTAGTGCACCATCAATTTTAATACTTTCCAGTTGACTTCTAAGAGTGTTAACTTCAGTATCTGCTTTTTCTTTGGTCTTCTTGAGCAATGTCTCGAAGTCCTTGCGTTCCATTAGTTCTTGTTCTTCCACTCGTTCACGAAGTTGCTTTAGTTGGCGATATTCATCAACATCAACCTCTGCATACTTTTTGTTCACTTGTGACAATCGCTTGGTGACAATTTCATTTACTTCATCTTGAGTAAATGTCTTTGTCGTAGCCTGGGATTCAGTATTTTGACCCTCTGCAACTTCCCCAGTAGATGTCGCTTCAGTATTAACCATGTTTTCTGTCATGTCAGATTCCTTTGGGAGTTATATGCTTTATTTATGCTTCGCCGCTTTCTAGCGGGACCTCAACATTGGCAGCGCCAATGTCTGCTAAAACTTCGCTGAGCATTTCTTCATCAACTGTCATTTTAGCAATCTCAGTATACAAGGCACGCTTAAACGCTGACGATGGTACAGTTTCAATAGCCTTGCGATATAGTTCTAGTTCTGCGTGTTGGTCACGCAAATCAAAAGTTGTTTTATATTCAATTTCAAATTCTTCAGGCATGTTAAGTGCTTGCCAATCCAACCAGATACGCCACATAGCAATCTCTGTTTCTTGGACTGTATCTGCAATATCACTTAGTTTAGCATTAAGCAATTGACGCTCTGTTTGCAGTGCAACACCGCTCATTGGAGCACCTTTGGTTGCCTGCACAGCCGCAGTGTGAGTCATGCGCTGGATGCCTTCAACTACTTTATCAATAGTGTTTAGGATACTGTCAATACCAGCAGCGGTTGGCTGCAATAGGTATGGCTTTAAGCCTGGATCCATATCTTCCTGCATAGTAATAATACTGCCTGCACCTGCACTTGCAGTTGTGCTTGGTGTTTTAACTAGGCTTGGGTGACCACTAATACGGATACTTTGCTCTAGTTCACTTAGTAAGTTGTAGATGTATTTTTGCCCATCAGCAACATCAGCAACTAAACTCTGACCTAGGCCATTGACTGGTGCTTTAACTGGTGCATGGTTAATGAACGGAATATAACCTAGTGGATTATCATACTGTTCCATGCCTACAACTTCATCTGGCTTACCAGTTGAATCTTTACTAACCACATACTTGACAACCATGTCTGGATACCAGCATGTTAGTGTCATAGTCTCATCATTCTCATGCTCACGCACTTTGATGTATGTTAGTTGTAGTTTTCCCGCTATATTGCGCTTATATTCCCAGTCCAGTACATTTTGTGGAGTATACACACAGGCATACGCTCGTATTCCTAACGCTTCTGCTTCCGCTTGTGTTTGGACTTTATATGAAGGCTTATCCACAAGAATCCAGACATTGCCCAGTACCATAGCTAAGTCGTTACCTGACTTCAGGAAACTATCCATACTCTGACCACTCTGGTCAGTATCTGATAGCCAATCCTTTACTAGTGGGTTGTCTGCCAATTTACCGAGGTATCTTTCAGGATATTCACGGAATAGGAAACTACGGTAAATGTCTACAGTAGTTTGCACATGGTTATCAAGTGGCGTAGCGGCCAGTCTCTTGCGATATTGATCGCCTGGACCAGATTCCTCACCAATGTAGTGTGTTAAGTATTCACCAGCACGATATTTGTCACCCCCTAGGTATGAACGGTAAAGATAATCTGCTTGTACTGTGTTGCTATCATAAGACGGATGCGTCTTTAATAATTTTTCTAGATTCATTTGTTTGTTTCCTCGAGGATGCTTGACGGGGTATGCGGATGATCAGTCCTGTGACAAGCGTTCAATATATTTAGCATTTTAATAAACCCCCCATATCGTTGGTTGATTTTCCGTCTGATCATGAGGTCTACGGATTGGATACAAGTAATCTATTAGGTATCCAACTGCATCATTTTGGTGGTCATAGCCACTTTCTTTATCAGGAACACGGGTTCCTTCTTTATATTGATGTTTAGTGACACATTCAATAGTCTTACGGCAGCGTGGATCAATGAATAATCGTCGCTCGCCAGCAGCATCACAATACATCTTATTTACTGCGTTAATACGATCGTTCACCGCGGTGTGTCTGCGATGTGCTTTTATTTCAAATCCATATTGCTGCAATATGCTATGGTCTGTTCTACCAACTGCGCTGGTTTTACGCTGCGCACCTGCAGGATCTGGATATGCTACTATAGTATATCCAGGATAACGGCGGACAACCTCCTGCGCAAGTTCATCCGTATTACTGTCACTGATAACAATCTCATCAATAATGTGCATACCAGTTTTATTTTTAACTCCAATGACACCACTTATAGGGTTAATGTTGAAGTCGCAACCCAGATGCAATATTTTTGGTATGTCATCAGTATAGCTTTTAACATTGTGTTCAATATCAAATGAATGGTAAATTATATGCCCAGCATTTTCGAAACTTGCTTCATATTCTTGCTGGAATGTTTTGAGGTCTAAGTCATGCCGTGCTGATTCAACTTCTTCAGGTGTAACATTGCCGCCTTCAACAGTTGTATACTGAAATGCACTCCAGGTGTCAGCAGTTTTAGCATAAGTCCACATATCATATACCCAGTTAAAACCTTTGGGCGTAGTAATAAACAGGGCACCACCCTGTCTATCACTCAGTGTAGGTCTTAAAACTTCAGTCCAGACCTCACGATCCATAAAAGCGCATTCATCAAGCACAATGAAATCAAGACTAACGCCACGCATACTGTCAAAATTATCAGCACTGCGCACACTAATGCGGCTATTATTGACCAAAGTAATAGTAAGATCACTCTCGTTAATACGCTTAACCCATTTACGATCACTGAGTTGTTGTTTAAGGTCTTCCCATATAATTTGTTTACCCATGCGATAAGTTGGCGCCACATAGAATATCCTTTTGTTTGGAAATCGTGCAATACGAGCAATCTCATACATACTCAGATAGGTTTTACCGAAACGGCGACCTGCCGCTACAACTCTAAATCGTGCAGGATCATCAAATATAGTCTGTTGGGGGGTTGTTAACGCCATATACTGATATATTCTCTATTCACCTGCCCCTGTCGGGCCATCGTTCTGATGTGGATCAGATTCCGCCTCAGTTTCATCACTGATTATTTCTTTGGCTTGCGCTTCTTCGTGTAGTTCATCTTCCAATTCCTCAGCTGGCCAGCCATATACTAATTTAATATAAGCATCAGCGGCACTTTGGCTTTCGCCTTTAACACGGATAATCTTACCCGCTATTTCATATCTATAAATCATAACTTGTTCCTTAAAGTTCACCTGCTTTGGTGCGTAGGCGTAGGTTTTCTTTTTCCAGGTATTCTAAACGAACAATGTATTCCATCATTTTGCTTTTTAATTCTGCAATTTGTAAATGAAGATCGTCGTTTTGACGGCGTTCATTTTCCAGTCTATCTTCTAGTATCGCAACTCGTTCACGCAAATCATCACGATATAGATTTTTATCATCTTTATCTTTTCTTTCATTTGCAATGCGGAATTCCAGCCTGCGCTGGTAATAATTCCAAGCGCCTTGGCCGCCCAGTAGTGTTAATCCCGTAACAATTATACTTGTTAAATCCAGTCCCGGCATATTTTATTTCCTCGTGTTCGTTTATTTACTTTCCCATGGCAACACTAGATTTTCGTCACCATCATTAGGATTATCAGATTGACCAAGCATCTGCTTCCCCAACCAAATAAGCATAGTAGGATTACCTTCCAGTGCTTTCTCGTATTGCGCACGGCGTAGTTTTACTCTACCCCGTGCTTTGCCTTCTTCCATAAGTTCTGGGTGTTTTTGAAGTGTGCTTCTATTAACGCCCATCACAAATGCAATATCCGCTTGGCTGGCAAATATTTCACTCAGTCGCCGGATCTGTTCTTTTTCTTCTTCAGTGAATACCCGTTCTGGTCTTCCTGATTTACCTTTTTCCTCTGGTATTGAGTTATCATCCTCATTATTGCTCATGAGTATAGCCTCCGTTTTTAATGTAGATCTACCCAGGTTCCGCCTGCATAGACTTGTAGTTTATCTGTAGTAGTATTGTATACAACCCAACCATTAGCTGGACTCATAGCATTAATACCAGTTTGGTTAAATTGTGGAAATGCAATGGGCTGCTGTGATTTAGTGTGTGTTTCACGGACTTCTACTGCGTTCGCTTGGTTGTTTAGTGTATCATTAACAGCAATATTGAATATGTTGCCGCCAGAGACATCATCATAGATAACTTGGAATTGTCCAACATATGCTTCAGTGGTCTGATCTTCACTTAACATGTTAAAGTTAAGTGCAAGTTGACTACCTGATTCCAATGCACTACTGCCACTGTTGTTCCAGCGGTATAGTGATATTTCACTTCCACTGTTTAAGTGACCCGACCGTGTTAACATTTTAGGCTGGTTTGACAGTACTATGCTGTGTCCATTACTGTTGTTAATTTCAATATTGTCAGTTAATTGGATATAACTACCACTTGATTCATGGTTAAAGCGCAGTGAACCACCACTGAGTGTGCTAAAGCTAAGGTTTCCTTCACTTTGTATTTCACTAATACCGCCCCAACTCTTAATATGCAATTCACTGGCATCAATTCTTAGTGGTGCATAGTTATTGCCAATATCAGTAATTTTAATAGCACTTTCATCACCTTGCATGTTAAATTCTGTGAGGTGAGTACCATTATCGCCGCCACCAGTATCACCAACATTGACTGTTATGAAAGTATTAGATTGTGGTGTTTGCCATCTTTGCACTACAATATGGCTGTTGCCTGGGTCTGCATATTGCACAAAGCGTGTGGTCACATCATAATCAGTAGTGCCGTAGTTTTCCCACATGTGGCTGAACTTTAGGGCATTACCTGTGCTAGCATTTGCCAACAATACCGCAGGATTAATTCTTAACAAACCACTGCTTGAAGTTATCTCTGCACCACCATTGCCCTGAAGTGTTAGTTTACTAATATGACTTCCATCATCACCACCACCAGTGTCAATTGCTTCGTATAGATACCATTGTTTTTCATTTTCAGTGCGCCATTGGTTTACACCCAAACGATTTGAACTTAAATCTTTGAATGTTATTAGAGTTGTACTCAAATCATAATCAGTAACGCCATAATTTTCCCAAGTGGTACGGAATGTAAAAGCATTATTTGTATCTGCATTTGCTCTCAGGGTATATGGTATTAAGTTGCCAGTGACAGTGAAGTCAGCATTAACTGTATCACTGTTTTGCCAGTTAAAGACACTGCCATTCCAGATCAGCAGTTGTCCTTCACTAGGTGTAGTTGGGATACTGACATCACTCAGATCCTGTATGCGTGTTACAGTTTGCACATCTCTTGCACCTGTAGTTGTGTTTGTGGCTACGCCATTGATATTAATTAACATGGGGTTATTCTCCTTTTATTATAGAACAAGCCATTAGTATGGCTTGTTCTCGTTCATCCACTGAATCAGATCTGCTGGAAGTTCAGTCCATTCAGTACCACCAGCAGCCACTATAGATCTATAATGGCCACGGTGCAATTCAATCACTGCGGCAATATAATCGGTATATTCACCGAATAATGCAGCATTGTTTTGTCTATAGTATGGTGCGTATTCTAATATCGCATTTTCACAATGTTCTTGTAATGTCATGATCTTTATCCTACTGTATACTCATATATGCCTGGTATTCTGTCAATAGTGGCTCTTAATACTTCTTCGCCAGCAAATGCTCCTGTATTACTAGTGTATATTAACCATCCATCACAGTTAATATAACTTGGATTGGTTATTGGATTTAATATAAAACTTGCAATTTGTATGCTTGATCCTAGATCTATTTGAACCCAACTACCTGCATAATTAGATGAACCAAGATTCCACCAACTTCTACCGGTACCACCTACGATATTATCAAATGCTTCATATGCGTCATATGACACAGAAGCCACATATTCAGCACTTGCTACATATGGTGCTGGTGCAGTATTTGATGTCATCCCTGTGGTTGGATACAATGTTCCAGACTGCGCAGGTCCTGTAAATAATTGCACACGGTCGATCATGTTATAACTTGTGGCATTTATAAATTTAATGCGATAATATCTTGCTGCCGGAATCGCTAGAGAATCAAAAGTTGCGGTGGCAGTATCACTCGCTAAATCACCGAAATCCTGCACTTTAACTTCTAGAACATAACCAGTGCCTATAGGTGGCGTAGTGAATGAAAATGTGCCATCATATTTGTCAGTGATCTGGCTGTTTGTTATTACTACTGTTCCACCGCTATCTTTAACCTGTGCCCAAATATTTGGATCTTCATAATCACCATAGTTAGTAATAGTGCAGATATTTGTGGCACCAACAAATGAACTTTCAATACTTATTAGTGGTGTTAAACTTAGGCCTAGGTTAGTATTCTGCCACTCCATTGCAATACCATTATAGCGTAGGATATCACCATCACTAACCGCAGAGATGGTTACATCAGTTAAATCATCTAGCGCACTGGCTCCGCCACCACCACCGCCAACACTATTCCAAGTGCTGTCATGGTATACTTGCAGTTCATTACCTTCAGTGTTCCAGATAAGCATACCATCTTGCACCAATGCTAGATTATCACGCCCAGTGTTGTTATAGTATGTTTGACGGATTGGTTTACCACCATATAGGTAATGCTCATGAACAGTCCAGTTGTTTAACAAACTGTTGTCTGCTGGATTCATGGTTTGTAGTTTTGTTTCATGACCATCAATGCGGTCAAAACGCCCACCAAGTTGTCCCAATTGGTAGAAGTTACCACCTTCACCTGCACCAAACTGAATTAGGATCTGTGTATCATCAGCATAATCGATGGCATCAGTATGCTTGCGGATAATTCTGAATGGAATGTTTAGTTCTTCAGTGCTGTCTGTTATACTATTATAGACAGTTTGTGTGCTGTTGTATTGTATTCCAACATATGAACTGAACCCGTCTAGAGCGTTAATATAAACAGTACCATCATTAACAAAATTATGCTCAGTAGCATTAAGATTTAATGCAGTATTACTGTTTAAGTGTAATGGGTTATTAGAATTTAATTCAATACTACCACCTGATATGTTTAGATTATTAGCACTGTTGAGTGTTAATTGATCTGAACCAATATTCAATGCATTATCAGTTAAAATAGCACTTTCATTGCCAGTTAGTCTTAATTCAACCCGGTGACTTCCATCATCACCACCACCAGTATCGACTACATCGTACTGTGCAAATGCATTGCCGTTGCTGGTTAGTAAACGGACTGTGTTTAATAGATTGTTATCTGGATCAGTGTAGTTGGCAATTTTAAATTCACCATTATATGGTTCCCATGCTGGAATACCATAATCAGTTACAAATGTAAATTGTCCATCAGTAGTGAAAGTATTGCCTGGATCCGTAATATAACCCGCATCATTGTTAAATGCACTTACATCAGTTGGGATATCGTCAGTTGTTGCATAGTTGTTTGCAGTTAGGTAATTATTAACTAATGTATCACTATAGTAAAGGTTTAAACTACCCTCTAATAGGTCATCTGTAGTGGCTGGAACACTAATTCCACTTAACTGACTGTTAACATATTCTTCAGTTGCATAACCAGCATCGTTAGTGAATGCACTTACATTTGTAGGAATTGCAGCATCCACATATGCTTCAGTTGCATAACCAGTTAGGTCAACACTGATAGTTTCATTTTTCCAATAACCATTACCGGCATCCCAAACTAGGCCTTGTCCATCAGTTATGCCAGTGATTAGCACATCATGAAGTTCATCTAGTTCCCAGCCATTTTTAATGCAAACAAAAATACTGCCTTGAGTAGGATGGCTTCTTACAACATAACCAACTTGTACCAAGTGTAGTGGTGTTAGTGGTTTGGTTTGTGTAAACACACCTGCACCATCCAACCATAACACTGCACCTTCAGTATAACCACTTGTATTGAGTCCACGCACCAAACCTTCAGTTGTTGCATAACCAACAGCATTGTTGTTTAATGATTGTGTCATGACTGCAATTGTATCTGCACTTACGGCATCACTGGTATTGTTTGCCAAGTCAATTGTTAGTTTGCTTCCACTTGCACCGGTTACACGAACAACAGCACCATTGTTTAATGTACTTCCACTCAGATTCTTAACATGGATAAGATTCTCTTGTCCAATTTGCAGTGTTACCTCAGCGTTGACTGGAAACTCCAGTGTGCCTTCATCACTATTCCATGATAGACTTGTCGCACCACCAAAGTTAATGCTGGTTACTTCACCACCTGTTAAGTATGTGTCCACTCGTTCATCAGTATAATACTGGTTTA